TCATCTTGAAGTAAGCACGTTGTTGTTCGGCAGTCATGGTCAATTGGTTCCAGATGTGCATCCAATCACCATATTGACGGTCAATGCGTTGACCTCCGATTTCCACTTCTACTTGAGCAATCAATTGTTCGCCAGGGAAATCTAACCAACGGGCATACACGCCAGTGTTCTGACCAGTAGAGTAGTTTCCAAGACCCATCAACTGATTGATTTCAGGAAGGGTTACTTGTAAGTAAGTGCGATAAGCAAGATCACCATTTCTGGAAATGGTGCATTGGACACGACGACCAAAGTCGGCTTGACCGTTGAACGTTTGTTCAATCGATTCAATCGCAAAGTTCGTGTATCTACGATATGTCACTTTCCAATAAGTGATTTGAGCGTTTGAAGTAAGATAAACATCTTGTGCGCCATCAGTGGGTCCTTAAAGTTTCCTAAAAGGCTGGACTATATCTTAAGAGACCATATTTGTATTAAATTAAATCAATCTATTTATAAATAAATAAATCAATTTAATATACAAATACAGTCCCCCATTCCCATTTAGTCTCTGAACGTTCACCCTAATAATTGGAGGGTGCTTCGCTGCGGATTGCCCAATTCTTAACATTTTTACCATACACGTGATATGCTACCGACTATTAATCGGGTCCATCATAGTGTTTTCCATACATCTATGACTTGGTAGTTAAGACTCTAAGGGGTTTCCCGCAATTTGAGAATGTTGCGAATATAATATAATATAATATTCACTAGCCAGTTATATTTAATTTTACAACAACAAGGTGGGAGTATATTTGTTGTCTTGTGTAAAATTATCACATCTTTACAACGTTTACCTATCTTGGCAGTATGTGAAGCCAAGATAGCGTCTGACTGTTGTGCCCTATAGCGTTTTTAAGGCAACCAACTGCATTAGACCTCCTCCCATGATTATAATATTGCTAAAGAAAAAAAAATAATGAAATTAAATTTATTTTATTATTTAAAATTTTTATTAATAGTAATTATCTAATATTGATTATATTATACTCTATATATACATAATATAATAATTTTATGAAAATATATTTTTTAAATCCATATTCATGTTCATAAATTTAAGTAAATATGATTCTTCCATAATTTCTTTTTTGTTTTCATGATGTTTGCTAAACACAAATGAATTGTTTCTTTTTTTTACAGACCATCCATCTTCAATCGCATTATATAACAACAACATTTTTTGAAACTTGATTGCGTCTATTTTATGTTGGGTGGCATTTAAATTGGTCAAATCAATGGTAAATTCCATTAATGTAAATATAGAAAATGAAAAAGGCGAATAAACCTATTTTCTCTTCCTCGTTTTATTTTATTGTGTTGTTTTTTGTTTTTCCTAAATGAAAATAAAAAAAAATCTTATATGAAACTAAAAACCAAAATTTAACGCATTTCATTTATATTATTTTTTTTATTAAATATTAAATAATATAAATTAAATAATGTTAAATGCCGAAATTTAATCCCAAAAATATGAAATATAATAAAAAATCGGCAATTACGCTTGATTCGAAACATCAAGAAATGGTCACTTGTTTTTCAAATGAAGAAAAGACGATTCAATATTTAAAAAACCAAATTTATGTGTTAAAAAATAAATTGAACACACAACCAAAACTAAGTATCGAAGAAAAAATGGATATTCAAGACCAAATTCTTGAAATGAAACAAGAAATTAAAACCTATAAAGAAAAAAAAAATAAATATTTTTTGGACAATTCCAAATATATATTTGAGTATTTCGAAAATAAAAAAAATATTTCGTCCAGTAGCGGAAATGTATGTAAATCTAAAATCATTAACCAATTTTTTAAAATCAATGAAACAAAAGCCGAAGAAGACACCTCTTCACAAAACCAAATTCAAACCCAAAATATAGTCTTGAAATATTTGTCTAATATTAGCGATGAATTTTTAGATATGAATCACTTTATATATCAAACAGATGTTTGTCAATCATGTCATAAAGGAGAGCTAATCCCATTAGAAGAAGATGGGGTACTACTTTGTAATGCATGTTATAAAACAATTCCTTATTTGATTGAAAATGAAAAGTCTTCGTATAAAGACCCCCCAAAAGAGGTTTGTTTTTACGCATACAAGAGAATCAACCATTTCAAGGAAATTTTAGCACAATTTCAAGGAAAGGAAACAACGCTTATTCCAGAATACGTGATTGAAAATATAAGATTTCAAATCAAAAAGGAGAGAATCACTTTGGATGAACTCACGAATATCAAAACCAAGGAAATATTAAAAAAACTAGAATTAAGTAAATATTATGAACACATTCCGTTTATCAAAGATAAACTGGGTATAAAACCACCTATCATGAGTCCTGACTTGGAAGAAACCCTGTGTAATTTATTTAGCGACCTCCAAACCCCCTATTCAAAATTTTGTCCAGACGACCGTGTTAATTTTCTAAATTATTATTATACGTTATATAAGTTATGTGAACTGCTTGGGGAAACTTCATATTTAACACAGTTGCCAATGTTAAAAGACCCTGAAAAAAGAAATGAACAAGATGTCATTTGGAAAAAAATTTGCAAGGAACTCAATTGGGAATTTATACCGACTTTATAATCCTGTCATATCATTCAGTGTGTTTCTTTAGGAATGTTTTATTTTAATTAAATTCAAATAAAAATAAAATCTTATTGTAATTTATAACTATGGTTTATATGTCCGGTAGTAAAATGGCTCGTAATACAGCTTCACTTATCAATAGACCTACATGTGGTGGAAACAAGAAAGCTGGTACGGCACCACGTGTCGGATGGTTTTTATCGAACAACACCATGTTAATGGGTGCCCCTCAAAGTGTTCCATTAATTTGTGTTCCTAATACTACTATCCAAACACAAAAGTATGGATACCGTGCTACTATTCGTGGTAATATGGGTTAAACATATTATATTTGTTTACAAACAAATTGTTTAATAAAAAAATATGATTTAATATAAAGGATTCAAATTCCTTTTTATTAAAATAAATAAATGAGAAACAAGTATGTTTTTTACTACATTGAATTATGTAAATAAAAAATGTTATCCAATCATGAACTGCCTGAAAACAGAACTCGTTCGGGTAGTCTCCTCATAATTATGCATGATAATTAACGAACGCAAATTACTTGTTTCTAATTGTAGTAATAATCTTGTATTTAAGTTGTTTTTTTTGTAATATATATAAAAGAAGAAAATGAAGGTTCTAATAAAAACAATATAATAAAACAATATAACAATAATCAAGTATAATGTGTTAATGATTAAAATTGATATTCGTGAAACATCTGTATTGCAACATATTCAAAAACAAATTCAGAGTCATGCTTCTTTTCAAAAACTAGTGGTTCAAAGCGAAAATCTGCCGTTGGGTGATATAGTGTTATGTATTCATGAAAACAATACGTTTCATGAAAAGATTATCATAGAGAGAAAATCGGTCATGGACCTTTTATCAAGTATTAAAGATGGTCGGTATGATGAGCAATCATATCGTTTAAATGGGCTTGAATCATTTCATAACCATAACGTGGTCTATTTAATTGAAGGAGATATTAATAAGACTCGTATTAGTGCAACTGAAAAAACCATGATTTATTCTGCAATGTTTTCGCTTAATTATTTCAAGGGGTTTTCAGTGTTTCGGAGTTTTTCAATGGAAGAAACGGCACATATTATTTGCAACATGGCATATAAAATGCAAAAAGAGTTTGAAAAATGTGAAAAAATACCCTATTATCAAACACCAATCATCATACTTGATAAGCAAGATATAAAAGAAGAAATAAATGAAAAAGAAACAAAAGAAGAACAAGTAAATGAAATAAAAGAAGACGAACAAGAACGAGCAAAACAAAAATATGTAGAGGTTGTTAAAAAGGTAAAAAAGGAAAATATAACACCCCATAATATTGGTGAAATTATGTTATGTCAAATTCCTGGAATAAGTTCCGTATCCGCACAGGCGATTATGGCAAGACATGGAACTCTGTTTCATCTTATGAAAGAACTTGAAAAAAATCCACATTGTTTACATGAAATTACGTATATTTCAGCCAAGGGTCAGAATAAAAAAATAAATAATGTTGCAATACAAGGAATTACTCAATATTTATTTCCAACAAATGTAATCATATGATTTTCATTTTTTTAGCAAATGTAGATATTGTATTCATTGAATGAGAATATGCATTATTCGTATGGTGTCTAACTGTTCTCTCTAGGGGTCTGTATTTTTCTTTTATAAACTTTGGAACAAAGCCCTCTTTTTTCAGCGTCTTTATTAACAATAAAACAATAACCAACATTAACATAATAATAATACTTATCAACACATGTTTTTTATTATTCATAATATTATTCATAATATTATTTATAATATTTCTTGTATTCATATATAATTGAGAGAAAATATGTTGGTTTGTTCTATTTAATTTTTTTCACAAGTAATTACATCAACTATATGTCTAGTATATTTGCATTGGACAATTTAGAAAATGCATCAGAGAAATTAAACATTGACGAGCTGTATGAAAAAAAAAGAAATTACGATTTACATACATTAGAACTATTTAAAAAGATGTTAAATAAAGTGCATCAAAAAATCAAAACCGTCTCCAGACAAAAACGAGACGAACAAATGTGTTGGTATTTGGTTCCAGAAATAATCATTGGTGTTCCGAAATACGACCAAGGAGCGTGTATTGCTTATTTGATTGATAAATTAAAAATCAATGGATTTAATGTAAGATATGTTCATCCCAACTTGTTGTTTATTTCGTGGTATCATTTAATTCCGTCATATATACGAACTGAATTTAAAAACAAAACAGGAATTCAAATAAATGAATATGGAATAAAAGTTGAAGAACCCAATGAGGAACAGCCACTGCAATCATCGAACGACTTGTCGAAACCAGTCGAAAACAACCAAAAGGCAAAAAAAGAATATACTCCTATTAAATCGTATAAACCTTCAGGACATTTAGTATATAGCAATGATATATTGGACAAGTTGGAAAATAAATTCTCTTAATGAGGTGCGTTTTAAATCTTCAAGGGTGTTTTTCGTGACCAACTGGAATAAGTTCTGAAGTGTGTTTATATTTTACATCTTTTTTCTTTTTATAAATATGATTTTTTCTATATAAAAAATACCACTCTATAAATGAGTATTCAAAACAATAATTATCATACCAAAATTCCGCAGTATAAGGATCATAATCTTCTTCGTAACAATCTTCAATGATATATTTCATTAATTTATTTGTTGGACCCTGCATAAACATAAAAATATAATTTACTATTTCAGGAGGCAAATATATCATATATCATATATCATATATCATATATCATATATTTATTTTATTTTATATATTTATATATAATCTTCAAAGTTTAAATTCTATATATATTATAATAATAATGAAAATGAATAATAATAAACATAAAAATAAACAGAATAATAAACATAATAATAAAAAAACAAGAAAAAGACACCAAGGACAACGACAACGACACCAACAAACGAAAAAAACATATGAACCATTTGAACATAAAGTGGAAGAACTGTTTGGACAACACAATATTGATATAACTTCTGCTAATTACAATTTAGAAAAAGAAGTCATTAAAGATTTAAAAAAGGCGGTCAGTGTGTCTAATATAAAACCACATGAAGACTTTTATACATATGTGAATGAACGATGGATACAAAATACAAATGTCGAAAAGACTAAACAAGGATACATTGTTCAAATTGATGATTTTAGATTAA